CGTCAGGTCGGAGAACTGCTTGAGGTTGATGACGTAATGCAGCGTCTCGCCCATCAGCTCCGGGATGGAGAAGCCGACGACGCCCTGCTTGGTGTCGGCGAACGACTTCCACGAATAGCCGAAATAGTGCTTGTTCAAGAGCTCGCCGATGCCCTTGGCCACGCGCATGTCGAAGCCTTCGTAGTCGTCGCTCTTGCCATCGAGCGGCGGCACATAGACCTGGCGGACGATCGCCGAGTCCTTGCCGCCGCCCTCGATGACGGCGATGTCGGTGGTGACGGGATCGGTCACTGCTCGGTCACCTCTGAGACGGTGACGTTGATCTCGGTGCCGGCCGGAATCACGGTGTCGGGCTGCACCGCCTTGCCGTCGAGACCGATCACAGCCACACCCTTGTCGATGGTGCGGAATTTCGGCTCCGGCCGCGCGCCGGCGAAGCCGAGGCCCTGCACCATCATCTTGAGGTTGGCCAGTTCGGCCTTGACCTCGTCCAGCTCGTGCACCAGCGCATCGAACTCGCTCTTGGCGACGGTCTCGACCTCGTCGGCGAGGCTGGCGCCGAGGCCGCGCAGCACGCCATAGACGTGCTCGAAGCCGGCATTGACCTTCTCGGCGACGCTCTTGGCGCTGTCACCGTGCTCGGTGCCAAGGCCCTGAGCAAAGCCGTGATAGTCGGAGGTGGGCGGAACGATCGGAATGAACATGACTGGTCTCCTCAATCGAAGTCTGGATTGTCCTTGGCCGGCGAATACGGGCCTTGGATTGCGGTGTTCTCATCGAAGCGGCGGCCGTTCGAGAACTGGTAAAACGGCTCCTTGCGCTTGGAATGCTCGAACGCAGGATCTGCGCGGAGCACCAAGACGCGGTACGGCACGTCGAGTGTGCGCACCTTGGTCGGCGGGGTGTAGCGAGCCATGTCAGGAATCCATGAAGGTTCGCGGCTCGGCTGCAGCCGCCTCGAACGGCACGGGGCGGGTCGGCTCCATGTCGTAGATGCGGCTGACAGCGTCGAGCAGGTCGTCGTGGGGCGCGAACGGGTGGAGACGATGCTCCTCCATGAACACGCGGGTCAGGTCGTAAATGTCCCCGTCCTCGTTGCGGCGCTTGAGCGCCGTCACGATCCGGAATTTCTGCATGGTCGCCTCCATCGCGCGCTGCGACCGGGTGAGGCCCTGCATGCGGCGATAGACGACGGTGCCGACGGCCGGATTGTCGGCCATGCCGGCGGCGACCGCCTCCTTGCTGTTCTCTTCGGTCCAGACCTCCCACAGCGCCGACTGGCTGATGCCGCCGCCGTGCTCGGGGTGGTAGATCACCGCCGGCAGGTAGAACAGGCCGCGGTTGAAGTCCGGCTCCAGGCGCGAGATGCGATCCGACTTCGAATAGGTGCCGTCGCGGGTGGTCGCCAGCTCCTCGATCGCGAAGATGTCGTTGTCGCGCTCTTGGTACTCCTTGATGACCTCAAGGTCGACCTGCATGCCGTACTGCTCATAGCCGATGCGCACATGCTGCACGCCAGGGTGCGCGGTCCATTTGTCGCGCAGCTGGCAGATCAGCTCGTAGCGCCGCGACAGCTTCATGCGGTGGCAATAGCCGTCGAGCAGGTACTTGTTGCCGCCGATGTCGATGCCGACAACCGCGATCGCGGTGCGGTCGCTTCGCTTGGTCTTGCCCTTGGAGGGGTCGACCATGATGTAGACGTTCATCACCGTCGGGATCACGTCGTAGTGCCGCAAGGACAGCGGCGAGAACGTCGATTCGTTGCCGGCCAGCGGGTTGAGCAGCATCTGCGCGTTGACGGTGTTGCGCTGCGCCAACTTGACCTCGTCCCAGCGCTTCTGACTGAGCATCACCGGCTTGCCGGTGAGCTGGCCGTTATCGGTGGCCGGATGGATGCGGGTCTTCAGGATGCCGCGGTCGATCATGATGCCGTAGGTGTCGGCATACGAATAGCGCGTGCCCTGGTGCCACTTGCGGGTCTCGCCGGCGGTGCCGAGGTTGTCCGACAATTCCCAGCGCTCGGTGACCTTCTTGACGATGTCCGGGTTGGTCACCATCGACTCGTCGACAAGGTCGTCATAGTCGAGCAGCTGATAGTGCTTGCCAGTACGCATGCCGTCGATGACGCCGAACGCCTCGATGGTGGCTTCCTTCGGGTTGCCCTTGCGCTTGACGATGATGCCCTTGTCGACCGACCATTGCGGGGACTGCTTGCGCGGCTCCTCCCAGAACACGTCATGGTGCAGCCGCTTGAGCTTCTCGTTGCTCTCCAGTTCCTCCATGATCTGCTTGAGGAACGGCTGTGCCACCTTGTTGGTGCCGCTCATGATCGCGATGGTGATCTCCGGGTTGCGGATGATCTCCTGAATGCAGCCAGCGAAGGTGCAGATCGTCGATTTGTAGTGGTAGCGCGCCCACAGATCGAGATGACCGTCGGTCGACGCCTCGACCTCGCGGCAGCGATCGAACACCCACGGGTGCCATGCGTCCCTGCGATTGCAGGTCATGGTCAACAGGTAGTAGCGATCGTTGGCGTTGAGCAGCGCCTTATCGACGTCGGGCCTTGTGGCCTCGACCCACAGATAGAACTCGATGGTCTCGCGCAGATCGAAATAGGGCAGATCGTTGACGATCATCTGCCCAAATTCTGGGTTCGCGAGGTAACGAGTCCCCTTAAGTTCCCGCACCTTCACGGAGCTTGGCCTTGAACTCGTTGAAGCTGGTCACCAGCGCCGGCTCGACCTTGTCCAGCGGGTTGACCGTCTTCATCGCATGGCCGCCCGGGCTGATCCCGTCCGCCTGCACCTCGCCCGGCTTCGGCAGGACAATGTCGATCGAGGGGCCGCCGGACAGCTTCGATGCGATTGTGGTGGCATCGATGAAAGCCGCTGCGTCGCGCACGTTGGCGAGCAGAGACGGGTTCTCCGCGTAAAACTCCATCAGCGCGACGTTGAACGCCATGCGCGTCCGGTTCTCGGTGATGGCGAGCTGCGTCGACGAATTATCATCCTTCAGCAGCTCGCGCATGCGCGTCATCAGCGTGCGCTCGACCTGCGCGACCGTCTTCTCGGTCTTCTCGGCGATCGCCTCCGGAGAGTGGTTCGGCGCCTTGCGCTTCTCGCGCCGGTCCTCGTTGCGGGCCTCGGCCGCCTTGGTCGTCGATTGCTCGACCACCATGCTGAGTCCGAGCTTCTTGGCCCAGCGCTGCGAGGTGGCGACCGACGGCGCCAGATAGTTCTGCGCGGCGAGCTCCAAGCAGACGGTCCGCACCGACGGGTTGCGATTGCGACTCTTCATGTAGAGCCAGACGCGCTTGTAGTCCTCCTCGGTGGCGCGCCTGCCGGCGCCGTCCGGCATGTCCTCGAACTGGTCCTTGGTCATCCCTGTTGAACCTGCGATGTGAAGTCGAGCGGCTCCGCGGCTCCGCGGATTCCGAGGGTCTGCACGGGGCCGGTGACCGGCTTCGGGTTCAACTCCTCTTTGGGCGTCAACTTCTTGGTGACGGTGGAGACCGCGTTGCGGGCGGTCTCGGTGATCTTGTCGCCGAGCGATGGGCTCGGGCCTGCGTCGGCGACTTTCGCCGTGAAATCCAGCGGCTCCGGCGCCTGTCCGGTGACCTGCGCCGTGAAGTCGAGCGGCCCGGCGCTGGTCTGCCCGGTACCGCCATATTTGGCATAGCGGCGATCGATGTCCGGCATGATCGAGCCGGTGAGCTTGCCGATAGTGCCGGCCCGGTCGAAATGCGGATTGAGCGAGCGCTCATAGGGCGTGAACACTGCCGAGACCGGCGTGTTCGGGTCCATACTGAGCGTCCGCGCGCCGCGCTGCCCTCCGAAATGGTGACCGAGATAGGCTTCGGTGTCGGTAGGATCGCGGCCGAGCGTCCGCTTCATCTCGTCCTTGAGCCCGCGATAGTAGCGCGCGAAGCCACGGGTCTGCTCATACGGGTCGGCGGTGTCGCCGATGCCGTATTGCCGCCGCAGCGCGCCCGACATCTGGAAGAGACCATAGATCGACTTCGAGGCGCGCGCGTTCGGGTTGAACGAGCTTTCCCGGCTGGCCCAGGCAAGTGCGGTAGCAGGATCGATGCCCTCCTCTTGAGCGGCGCGAACGATCGCCGCTTCAACAGGCGTCATCGAATTTCTCCATGTTAGATGGGCTGCTCAGTTTCCCTGAGGGAGCATTTGATCCCTTGAAGGGAGTGGACGGCTAGTTTGCCTCGAAGCCAAGCCACTTGCTTTGACACTGGCCCGTTGCCCAGTACGATTCGACCGTTAGAATCCCGCCGGCGAGATCTGCGAACCTGCTGCTGGTCAACCTTATCGGTGCCATGTAGGGCACGTAGAAGGTGCCTTGGTTGTTCGTGAGATCGAGATCATAACCCCATTGGTAGGCCGTGACTCCATCCTTCGCCAAGGGCGTTGGCAGAGTGATCGAGGAGACGAGCGGGTCCAAACTGCCGTTCTGATAGAAGCCTACATCGAGCTTCGTATTGGTCAGAACAGGATGAACGGCGCCGTCGTTCGTAATGTACGTGGCATCCGCCGCGTTGAACGTCCTCGTTAGGATCAGGGCGGAGGCCCCATCGTCAGTGCCAGCGCCGAACACAACGATGCCGCGCACCCTCGTAATGGTCCGACCCAACTGGATGACGGTATAGGATGCAGTCGTCGCCTGACCGCTATCTGGCGTCACAAGCGCCTTTCCTACCACTGTGGCGACGGTACGAACGCCGCTGGCCACGACCTGGGAGACGCTCTGGCCGGAGTTGATAGTTGCAAGCGCCCCATCGGCCTGGTCGAGATTGGACCAGATCGCTGGCACAGTTCCCAAGGCCGCCGTCGCCTTCGTCAGCCAAGCTGCGAACGTCGTATCGTCGGCGGACACGCCCCACTTTTGGGCTACCTTCAGTGTCCGCGAATAGCAATTGCGGGTCGCCGAGTAGCCGTCCCCGCCGAAAGCCTCTTGAGTGACGGCAGGCAATGTGACGGACGTGTCAGCGGCTACAACCAGCCCGCGCACGAGCTGCGCCCGCGCATAGTTCGTACCGACCACATAGGCAACGGCAAATTGGAAAGTCGGAAGCGAGCCGAGTTCAAGATCGGCCTGCGTTGCACCCCCGGAGATTACGCGGAAATTGAGCTTCGTTCCGACGCGGATCAGGCCGAACCAATTGTTCGCCGTCCCGTCGTTGCGAGACCAAATGACGTTGCCATCGTCGGAGCCTAGCACCTGTGCGACAATCAAGCCGGCCTCTGACAGGCCGGATTTGGTCGTGAGGTCGACCGTCTGTTGATTGCCGGGAACCGAACCCGTGCCAGAGACCGGAGGAACCGGATAACTGCCGACTTGGAAGTTCGGCCACGCGAAGACATTGGCGTCGATTGCCGCCACGCCCTGCGTAATCGTCAAGCTCGCGGCGCGGGCCGGCGCAAGGTTGTGTCCGAAGATGGTGTTGCCGGCGGCATTGTTCGCAATCGCGCAGGAGATGCGCCAGTAGTTGCCGAACTCCTCAACGAACCAATTTCCGTTGGTATTTTGCTTGACCATCTGGCCGATAACGGGGTCAAGCGTCGCGCGAACCGCCTTGCCTGTGCCGCCGGCATAGTTGGCGTTCATGGACGGGTAGCCGGCCGGAGCCGATGCGCGCTTCTTGATCAGGACAGAAGCAACACGGGTCACGCTGTCGTTCGCCACCGTGTAGTTGTGCGAGCGATCGTACTGGGAGGCTGCGTCGGTATCGCTCAGCGTCCATGCCTTGTTCGACGTGCCCGCGGGGTCCACCGAGTCTTGCGCGACTGAGCCGGTCCCGGCGACAGAAGCGTAGGAGGTGTTGATGTTGGTCGGGTCTGCATCAAGTTCCGTGCGGCTCGGAACGGTCTGCAAGCCGAGATCGGTGCGGCATAGGACGTTCGCTGAGAAACTGGAGAACAGTCCGGACGACGACGAAAACGCCAGGACCGTGGCCGAGTGAGTGTCGGTCGGATTAGCCATGGTGCCGGCGTCTGTGGCAAAATCGCGCCACTGATCGGCGGCGGAATACCAGTTGCTCGCTCCCCCAAGGTCACCACCGCCCCCGATCGGCGATGCGCCGGCCAAATAGATGCCGCGCTTGAGCTGAAGAAGGCCCGCGCCCGGGCGGGCGATTCCGCCGCTCACGGCTTGGGCGTGCCCTGCTTGACGTTGACCGTGGTGCCAACGGTCGACCACGCATAGACCGCATCGGCAATGGCGTCATTGCCAGTGAGGACGATGACACCACCTTGACCGCCAGCGCCGGAGGCGGCACCGAGCGGCGTGCCATCGGTCGCCGCGGACGGCGCGCTCTTGGTCTTGAACACGAGGTCGCCGGTGCCGGTGTTCGAGATGATGAACACGGAGCAACCCGGGCTCGCAGGCGCGATCTGGACCGGCGTGTTAGCTGCCAAGGTCGTGGTGGTCTCGGTAACGGTGACGCTCATGGTCGAGGTTCCTTCTCAGTAGCCGGCGACGATGCCGGTTGCCGTGGTGTTGGTCGACAGCACGCGGCGCACCTGCATCGGATGCCATACGCCGGCGGCAAGCCCCGTCAGCGTCACGGTGTCGGCGTCTTTGTCGTCAGAAAAGAGCACGACGACATTGCCGGAGGCGCCGACATAGAGGCCGCGCGTGACGCCGGCCAGATCGGTCGAGTCGCTCGGAGTGACGGCGACAGCGCGCCGGATGCCGGCGGTATTGTCGGCAAGGGATTCGCCGGGACGTGGAGCCATGTTCAGATCCTCAGATCATCGCGCCGGGCATGAAGCACCGGACGAAAGGGTTGCCGTTTGAATAGAACAGCCAGACCATGGTGCGGCCGGCACGGTTCGGACCCGGCACGACCTTGTCGTCTGGGACGTCGAGCCATTGCCCATTGACGCGCACGCGATAGTGGCCGTCCTTGGTTTCCCAATCGGCATCATCGAGCGTAGTGGCGTCGACCTTCGGGCCCCCGCAGCACGGTCCTCCGCCCGGCGTGCGCAGGCTCAGATACCAATCGTCGAGGTCGGGGCGGCTGTGATCGTGACCACGCGCGGGCGCCACGGTGATCGCGGCAATGAGCAGCGCGACGCACGCCAGCGCCATGCCGAGCGCGATGAGCTTGCAAGCGTTCATGACCGGCGCACTCCGAATAGGGCGGCGTCGAGCAGGACAGCCCAATAGATCAGGAGTAGGATCATCAGCCCGGCACCATCGTATAGAGCTTGTGCAGCGCCAAGCTCAGTTGCGTGATCGGGTGATTGGCCGAATCGTCGATGCGGCCGATGCCGATGACGTGCGGCAAGCCATCGCGCGGGATCACGATGAAAGCCGTATCGGCCTCCTCGTATTCCCCGTCCTCGATCGCGCGGAGCTGGCCCGGGACGTCCATCAGGTTGACGCCCGGGAACTCAACGACGTTGAGCGCGGGCTTTCTCACTGGCCGTCCACCGGAGGCATGTTGCTGATCTGGCCGAGCTCGGCGAGCACGGCATCAGCCTGCTCGTGGATCTGCGCGGCCATGGTCTCCGACACCAGCGTCACCTGCGCGCCGGCCTGGGCGAGCTTGTCGGCCGCGGCGTTGACCTTGGCGAGACCATCAGCCTGCGCCTCGGCGACGGAGGCGCGGGCGCGATCGAGAATGGCCTTGAGGCCGGCGGCGAAACCGCCCGGGGCGGGATTGCTCATGCTCGGTCCTTTCACCGGCAGGGGTTGAGGTGACAGCTCCAGCGCCGTCTCATTTGGCGCGCGGAGTTGGGCGACGCGCAGCGAGGCCGCATTGCGGATCGCCGCAATCATCTGGTCCTCGCTGGCGTTGTGGGCGACCGAGGTGGTGATGCCGTTGAAGGCAGCCACGGCGCGGTCGCCGACGAGAGTGATGGCGAGCTGCTCGATGCCAGCGACATCGGGCAGCTTGGCCTTGATCGCTTCAGCGTCGAGCATCAGCCAGCGGCCTTCTCGGCGTCGTGCTTGGCGGCCTGGCCCTTCTGGTAGGGCATCCACTGCGCGTAGCCCCCGTAGGGGTTCGGCTCATCGCCGTCCTGAAGCAGCGAGCGCGACGTGATGGCGTACTGCTTGCCGTTCGCGTCGGTGACGACAAGGTTGACCATGCGCGGGCCCCAGACTGCGCAGATCTGCGCAGTGAGCGGGATGACTTTGCCATCCTTGTCGCGCTGGACGGCCATCGCAAAGGCGCCTTCCATCTCGGTGTTGTACGGCGTGTACCAGACGATGCGGCCGTTGCTCGGTTCGATCATGTCCGTGTCTCCTTCGGAACGATTTGCGGTGTGACGCATTGAGGGAGCGTCCGATCCCAACAACTTCGGGCCCGGCGCGCGGTGGTTTCCCCCATAACCTGCGGATTCCATCCGGCCGCGCGTCGGTTTTTTATTTGCCCGCTTCGCTATATCCGCGTCCGGAGGCGCTCATCACGCCCGCGGGCAAAACTTGGTGCCGAGCCCTGGAATTGAACCAAGACCTTCGGTTTACAAAACCGCCGCTCGACCTTCGAGCTAGCCCGGCGAAACTCGATATGCGAAGGGCGGCGCCGGTACATCCGCGGCGCCGCCCTTCTTCCCTCGCGTTGTCTGTGACCAGACCCCCGCAACCAGCTCCCGATTGTACGCTGCGGGTAACGGGAGCATTCCCTCGCAGCGGCCCGTTCGGGCTAAGTCTCGATCGCCAGCCAGCGGCTCCAGCGATCGCCGGTACAGACCGGAGTTGATCCGATCCCTGCTGGATCGGCTGCGATCTGCCCTTCACATACGCGCCTGTCCGCTGGCGCGCTCTGGAATTGCGGGCCCGGCGGCATGTCACTGCCGGGCCTTCTTGCGACGGGCATCCAGCCCGGAAACCGTCGCTAGTCGTATGCCCTGGCCTTGGCAGCGATGGCCTTGACCACCGCTTGCTGTACCGACCCCCGTAGGGATCAAGGCGGCTGCGCCGCGGGCATCATGGTTGCGGGGATCAGAATCGAACTGATGACCTACTGGTTATGAGCCAGCCGAGCTACCGCTGCTCCACCCCGCAAGAAACTGGTGACCATCGCTCGGTTGAGGCGCCGATCCGGGACCGGGCAGGTTGGTGCGGCAGGCCCAACCGATCGATGGTCGGTGTCTACGGAAGCTCGTCGGCAGGACGAATCAACCCCCATGGACATTTGCGACCATGTCGAGTGTCTCAATCGGGCGCAAGGGCCTTGCTGGTAAGGTGAAATCCCGCGCACGGGGTTATCAACAGGAAGTGTCTCATGAGACTGTCTCAGTCGCCTTCCTGCCAGTCCCACTCTTTGCGGTCGATGTTGAACACATAGGCGCCCGGGATCGCGCCCGGGTGCTTGGCGCTCGGCCCGATCATGCCGGGGATCGCCCGTTTGGTGCCTGGATCGCGCCAGACCACATGGCGCCGCTCGTGGTGCGCCAGGTGCTTCAGCGAATACGGCCCGCCGCGGCAGAGGCCGTAATAGATCGTTGGCCCGCCGACGATGCCCATCAGGCCGGCTGCTCGCCCTGCTGCCAGTACGACGTCAGCCTGTACTCGTGCTCGCCGGTCGGCACGCCGGCATCGTACAGCGGGATCGAGGTCGTCTGTGAGCCTGTCATCCAGCACTCGCCGAGCTTCTCGCGCGCGGCCTTCTCGTGCTTGGGAAACTCGTCATGGACCTTCATCGGGTCGGTGTAGGTGGTCACGACTTCGCATTTGAACATTGTGGATTCTCTCGATTGCCGGCTTCACAACGGCGCCGGACGGGGTTAGGGGTGGTGCGTCGTCACGAGCGCGAGCTCATGACGTGCCCTCCTTGGGCGTTCCTCCCTAGACTTGGGCCACCGGCTTCATCGCCAAGCGGCCCTTTTTCTTAGGTCTCGCGCGTGAAGATCCGCTTCACCGCGCGCCAGAAGCCAGACAAGCCGAACCGATGCTGCGCGCAACTCCAGCCGAGGAATACCGGCGGGAAGCTCGATTGCGTGTCGGACAGCGCGCGCGGCGGCAATAGCCGGCAATGGCCATTGCGGATATGGATCTCCGGAATGTCGCCGTTGCGCGGGATGGTGCGCCAGTCGCGCCCATCCATGTAGCGGCAGCTATCGCAGGAGCGCATCACCGCAGCACCATGGCGTTCTTGGCGTTGGGGTCGATCGCGATGCCTTCCTTGCGGAGCTTTCGCCTATACCAGCCATGGCGCATCAGCATGCGCTCGGTGATCGGCATCGGACGCGGCGTGCGACCACGCATAAGCCGTCCGGCATCCGACGGACCGATCACAGCATCCCTCCGGACGGTGGCGTGCGGATTCGGGACGAACTCGGTGTAGCCGTCTTCGACCTTGAGCCAGTCGCTCCGCATCAGACGATCACGGTAGCGCTTCGCAAACCGCCAGCCCTTGGTCGGATAGAGGTCATGGCCGACGACGTCGCGAATGTAGCTCGTGAACGGAGTGCCGAGGTTGTTGTAGGTGGTGATCGCGTATTTTTTGACGACAAAGCGGCGACCGATAGGCGTGCTCATACCTTTCCTCCCACGATCTTGCGGCGGCGCTCGCCGAGGCCGAACTCCTTGGCCACGGCGCCGAGCACGCGCGCGATGTCCTCGCGGTATTGCGCCTCCGGCTCCTGATCCTCCAGGCACAACATCTCGATGTGCGTCTTGGCGAAGTTGCGGCCGGTGAGCGGATCGACGTA